AGTTGGATTCTGCAGCATTCCATAGCTCGATCATTTGAGCGTTGGTATAAGACATTTCTGCTTTGATAATGTCCCAGATTCTGCCTTTTGCCTTAACATTTTTCTTTTGTTCCCAGCGCACCTTATTCAGCGGGAATGACGTATAGGTTGCGAAGACAGCAGTGTTAATGGATGTCAATAAACTTCTATCATTCAGCTCAAACTTAAGCGCCCAAGTTTTAATAACCTTATCGTATGCCGCTTCAACAGCAGCAACATGCCCAGCAATATAACTGCCCTGCAGTAAATGCAATGATGGGCTTGCTTGCCGAGTAAACTTGCCAATATTATTAATTAATTGCGTATCTGTATAAGCCGTCCCGTTTTCATTTATTGCGTTCCCATCTGCTAACTCATCCCAAACCAAGGTCCCATCATTTATATCATATGATCCGGTCTCATCTTGCAGCGTTAGATAAGCTTGCTCACCGCTTACTTTGTTGTAAATAATAAAATATGTCATTAGCCAAGCCCCAGTTTAACGCATGATAAATATGATCCGGTCGTTCCGGCCAAAGTGACGGCTGAAGAGGATGCGCGTAATACATCCCCAGCAGTTAGCTCCATTATTCTTGTCCCCATCAAAACACCAACCCCAGGCGATATAATCCTTTCTGAAAGCGCTGGTGCCCCTGTTAATACCGCTTGATTCCTGCTTACATACAACGAAACTGTGTTGGAAACTTCTTGATAAGTAATTGCATAAATCCCGGTAACATTTACCGTAATAGACGCACCAAACGCCGCGCTCAAAGTAGCAGTCAACGCCGTTCCGGTATTAACCCCAAACGCTCCAAAATTTCGAATACCTGTATTGGTCGTGCCATATCCTGCCCCCGTTTCAAGCCTAACCTCGCTTTTATTAATTGCTGTTGAAACAGGCGGAACAATCACGATACGCCAACTCGCAATAGTTCCAGTACCACCAATCGATTTTGGATCAAGCGTTAAGCTAGTGCCTGTGTAATTCTGCACCATGCACACCATATAATTATTGGTGTCGGCTGTAGCCGTCGAGATTGCAACAACCCACATACCTTTTAAAAACGATAATCCAGCCGCTACGGTAAAAACTTTCCCAGCGGTCAAGTTAATCGTATGCGATGAGGTACTGGTGGCAGATAACGAGCCGTTATTAAACGCCGTCGCAACCGCGTCTAGCTCTTCAGAAAATCTGGGAAGGATCGTTGCAAAGTACTGATCAAGGTACGCTTTAAATGAAGGATCATCCCTGTTTGGGAATGCGCCAACTGAAGTTATCGCCATTAAATAATTTCCTCGATGACTAAATCACAATAGTTAATTTTTGGCAAAGGCAAAATGATTTTGAAGTCCTGGTAAAACCCATGCGCAATGGTGTATTCATAATCTTCTGCATTCACGCCAATAAATATGCAAGGCACAGAAGAAAGCGTCCTGAGCAATTTATTCACGCGATTGGTTTCAGATTGATTCAACACAACCCTAAAATTCATTAGTTTAGAATTAGGCTTTTTGGTTAATGTTTTTATATTGTTGACATCGGTCGTCGTAACTGAATAATCCTTAATGTTGATCCCAGCACCGTACTCAACCTCGCCAATTTCATATGCTTTGGTTAATGCCAACCTACCGATGGAAACCGTGCTACCCCCAGCAATCGTTACCGTAATCACGGGATTGTTATAAGCTTCCGGGAAATCCACTTCGACATGGTCAGGCTTTTGCTCAAATTCTTCAAAAAACCAATCGTAAACAGTCGCAACCTGCGTGGCGTCCATTGTTATGGTTTTGTTATAAATCTGTTCAGCGCCGTTATTTGTTGCAGTAATAAACACGGTTTCGCCCACCACATTGATCAATGCAATGCTGGAAATTCGCTGTCCCGGCGCAATTGTGAACGACAGGTTATAAAGCTTGGATGTAATCGTGCTCGAGTAACCATCCATAAAAGCATAAGCATTGGTTGGCCCAACATCTAACCATCTGCTTGGCGCATTTTCTGGCAAGGTTGCATCAACCCCAGCAATCAGGTTTTGATAAATTCGATGCGTTGTTGCACGAATAACCTTCGTTCCGACTGTGTAGCTGGTCGCAGCCGCCCAAGTAGGAAAGTCATTCTCTGGCAATGCAGTATTATTAGTTACCTGAGCGAAGGTATAATCAATGGGCTTTAATATAAACATACTAAGCCCTTACAGGTGGCATGCCGAGTTTTTCCCATCTGTCTAGCGTGTCGGCTGTGCTGCCATTTATGCTAGCCATTTGTGCAGATATACGCAGATTAGTTTTGTCTTGATCATCCAAGCGCTTATTCATATTCTCAAGCTCACGCAATATCTTTTGATTTACTTCTAAACGCTGTGTGCCAGATACCCCCTCAACTGATCTCAAACTTGCTTGCACAAATCCGAATAGGTCGGTTTGATTAGATAACGATGCTTGCCCGGCTTCGAGCAATGTTCTTGCGGCGCCTTCCAGCTGTCCTGATACACTGGTATCTCCGGATCTAGCGCGTTTAATGAGTTCATTGAATTGTTGCTCAGCTGCTTTGAGTTGCTGTTGCGGACTCAGTACCGTGACTTTCTTATCTACCAGCAAGCTATCTGCAGCCGATTTGGCCGAACGTCTTAAATCTTCTAACGATCCAGCCGTTTTCCCAACGCCCGTTGATAGCCCCTCGAAGCTATCTAACGCAATATTAAATAATTTCGCAAATTGCGCTTCGTTGATTTTGTTTTTATTCAAAGCATCTGCAATGCGTGTGAATGATTTTTCAAACGATTCAGGATCAAACGCGGTAATGCCTTCAATCAACAAACTCAGATCGCGCGCATTGCTACCACTAAAGAGCGGATCGCCACCAATCAATTGCTGCGCCTGCGCGCCACCTTGCGTATTTAATACTTCGCTGGCCAGCTTGGCCGCATCGGATACAATGCCTGCTTTGCTTAATTGGCCCCCGGCCTTTTCTAATCCTGATAATTTGATCGGATCAAAATCTTCTAATCCATCACGCACCGCCTTGACCGATTCACCAAACACAAACGCAATTGATTTAAACCGCCCAATTGCATCTGACACCTTGCCTAGCGGAGTTTGTAATTCGCTTGCTTCTTGATTTAGCTCTTTGGCTTTTTTAGCAATATTGCCAAAGTAGAAACCAATGCTATTCAACCCAGATTTAGCAAGATCATTACTTGCTGCACGAATGCGATCAAATTGCGCTTCGGTATTGTTGAGCAAATTGGCATTGCTACCCATTGCCTTAGCTAATCCATCCAAAGCTTGCCGATGTTGTTCGGCGCTTATTTCTCCCTTACCAAAGGATTTATTTAACCCATCGATGGCTTTTGCGTACTCGATGACATCGTTACCAAACTGCACCCGACCATTGACTGATTCCGTTCTACGCGAATCATTAAATTCACGACGCGCGCCCAATACTTCAGCAATGCCTTGGCCTAGTCGATCAATTCCGCTACGCGCTTGATTAACCGCTAGTACATTAACTAATCGATTAATTGATTTATTGATCGCTTCAGAGTTTGATCCGCCTGAAATTGCGTTTCTTATACTATCCGCAATTGGCTTAACAACCGTGGGAGAAACAGCCGTCCTGGTTAACGATGCAATGACCGACTTAACATCATTGACTTCGAGCGCAATCGCGGACAATTCGCCGATCAAATCCGTCGCGAGTTTTGCATTAGCCTTGGCAATCTCAGTACCAAAATCGGCGTCTTTATTAATCGATGTATTTTTTACTACAAATTCATTGGATAATAATGCAGCCGCATCACCGGCACGCAACAACGCGTCACGCAACCCAATCGCGGACTCTCTCAGCGCATTTTGCGCTTCTTGCGTTGCTTTTAATTGCTCGTTTTGTAATGCTTCTTTTCTCTCGCGCGCAGCCAGTTCGGCACGCCGCGTCGCAATCCTGATTTGCTCTTCCGTTGCCTTCTGGATTTGCTCGGTTACTTTTTCAACCGTCAAGCCTAGATCGCCCGTTGCATCTGTAATCTGTTTAAACATAGGCGCAATATCAAGAAAGGCAAGGTACATATTTCGACCAGCCTCGGTCGTCAAGTCTTGCGACTGCACAAGCTTCTTGAATTCTTCGTTGGTATCAACAAAGCCAACGCCTAATTCACCGAGTTTTTTGGTAACGGTTTCGACGATAGGCGATAGTTTTTCTTGCGCTGATAAAAAGTTATCATTAAAGAAATTGGTTTTTGATGCTAACGATTCTAGCCCACCAGCTGCATCGACAAACGCAGTTCTCGCTTCGAACGACACACCGGACAGAAACCCCTTTGTTTCAGCTAATGTTTTACCGAGCGAAGTACCAACCGACAATAACGCATTAAATTCTAGGCTGATACGCTGCAAAGTTTCACTTGCTGACTCACCCGCTTTGGATAAGTCATTGAGCGATGGCATTAAAGCCAACGCCATGGCATCCGATACTTTCCCTATTTCTTCAGCCAATTGCTCATCGGTAAAACCCTTGCCTTTTTCGGTCGCAATATTAATGCTTGCAGAGAAATTATCGATTGCACTTGTGCTTAGGTTCAAATCGTTGGCAATGCCGCGAAACGATGTCGAAATATTCTTAATCGAGTTATCCAAAAACAACCCAATCTCACGCGATGCCTTACTCATTTCTTCAGTGAATGGTTTCAGCTTGCCTGTTACCTCATCGATAACTTTTCCGGTATCCGTGTCGATCTTTACCCGTTCGACTTTATCGCCAACAATCAAGCCGCCTTGCGCTTTGAATTTGGTAGAAGTAAATCCTTGGAAATCTTCAGCGGTGAAATTGCCGATTAAATTGGTTTCTTTTTGTTTCAATGGGCCGCGCCCGAATAGACCAGCAATCGCGCCGCCCAATATTCCACCGATTGCCGCACCAATCGGCCCACCAAATGCACCCAATGCAGCGCCACCTGTAGACAACAAACCAGAACCGATACCCCCTACTTTTTTATTACCGCCAAGCAATGAGCCGATTCCTATTCCTATTCCAGCCCCTGCAAATGTTCCGCCTATTCCTGACAGCAATCCGCCTGCACTCCCAGCACCAGCACCAACACCATTCGCTAAAGCGCTACCTGATTGCCCAAGCCCTAAAAATGACGCGCCCGTAAACGCACCACGCGGGCCGCTGCTTGTGAATAGGTTTCTAAAACTAGAGAAGCCGTCTTTGAATATTCCGCCCAGGCTAGTTATTCCGCTCAATAAAGACGATGCCGAACTAGCAGACGCACCAATGGAAGACCCGCCCGACAAAACATTTTTAAACGCATCGATTAGAACGCCGGTTTGTCCAAGCCCTTGTGATTTGCCAAACAATGCGCCCAGCAAATCAGCGCTAATGGCCTGAGCAATCATTTGCTGAATCGCGCGCTTGAAGCTATCAACCATGCCTTTCAAATCACCATCGAATGCTCTAAACAATCCATCGCTAAACGCGTCCTGTATGTTTCTTTGCGCTTGAATGGCAAATTGTGAGACATCGTTAAACGAACTTTTCGCTACATTGCGCGTATTGTTTAACTCATCTTGCGCACTTTTTAACGCGCGATTATAAGTCTCGATACTAAGACCGCCTTGTGGCAACCTTAATAATTCATTCAATTCTTGCTGGGTTTCTGCAAAGCGCTCTTCTGCTGTTTTTACCGATTCCGTGATGGATCTAACTCTGGATAATTGTTCTTCCAGTTTTTTGGCTGCAACGGTTTCGTTTTCAATGCGATCAATGATCGCTCCCGTTGTTCCCAGAACACCAAGGCGCGCCGCTTCCATGCGTTTAATTTCAAACGTTGTTTTACCAAGTTGGCCAGCTTCCTTAGTTAACGCATCAATAAACCGCTGACTTTCAGACACTTGTTGCTTGGTTGCTGCAGCAGATTTAGCCGTTGCCGCTGGCATTTGCAAAGTGAAATCAAGCGTTTTTTTCAGGCCGCCATTCTGCATTGTTTGCGCAATGGCTTTGTCACCATTTAAAATGGTGTTAACAAACTTATCGTATTCAACTTTTGCGCGCGCTGAATCCTCAGCAATCGATTTGCCGATGAATTTGGCGCCTTCGAAATCAAAACTTGCAAACGCCGCTAGCTGCGCGGCACGTCCACCAATTTCATTACCCAATCGTTTAAACGTATCAACGACTGTGAAACCAGCAATCGCAATGCCTTTCAACACTGCGGAAACACCAGCGCCCACACCTTGAAACGATCCAAACGCATTAGTATTACTATTCACCGCGCCAACAATCGTCAACAGGGTAGGCAATAACTCCACCGCCAGCCCGTTATAAACGTTATCGATCAGCAGCCTAGTTTTGCCCATAGCGTCGTTAAACAATCCAGCACGCTGCGCTGACAACGCAGAAGCGCCAGAGAATTGATCAACTCCCTCAGCGATATCGTTTAACGTTGGGATTAATTCAGCGCCGCTTTTACCAAACAAGGCATTAGCAATAGCAACCTTGCTAGCACCATTTTCGTAGCCTTGTAAGGCCTTGGTTGCATCGATAAAAATCTCAGCGGAGGTTCTAAGGTTGCCATTGGTATCGCGCGAACTAACGTTTAACGCATCAAGCGCACGAACCGCATCATTCGATCCATCATCGAAACTAGACAACCCTTTCGCTAGGCGCGTAATTGCTTGCTCAACTGGGCCGAATGATTGCCCAACTGAGCGCGTCGCTTGCTCGATTCTCGACAAATCTTCAACGCGCGACCCGGTTCTTTGCGCTGATTCATCCAGACTATCAAGAATATCAATGGCTTTTTGCGTATTGCCAATTGCTGAGGTAATGCCAGAAAAGGCGACCACAGCACCAGCAACATTTTTAGCCGTATCGGTTAGAAAACCTTGAACGGAATTTGCCGCCTGATCAAAATTCTTTTGTGCATTTTGGGCGAACTTAAGCGCGGCTTGTTCTGATTTATCTAGCCCCTGAACATATTCAGCATGTTCTAGTGCCAGCTTAACAACTAAAGAACCTAACGCGCTCATTTTTTCTCTTTGTTTAATACCTCAAGCGCTGCATTTTCCATAATTCGAATATCTTCGAATATTTCAGTTTTGCGCTTGCGATTAAAGCCCATCATGTTTAAAACCGACTCGACTGACGAATAATAAAGGCCGAAGAAATGCCCCATGTCTGAGATACGCCATTGCGTAGTCAATGCCTGAAAAACAGAGAATGTTTCTAAGTTTTCCTGCCATATCTCGCAGCCCGTATCTTGTTGTTGCTTCAATTTTTGTTGATAGGATTCGATAATTCCAACCGGCGCGCCAGCCATAATCAAGCCGTCGATTACATTGTTATCTATCCTGGATTCAATGCCGCGATCACCCGCCCAGTAGCGAGCGACCGCAATTAGTTTTTTTCGCGTTGCTTAAAAATCGATGCCCAGTAAGCTTCTTGCAATGCCAAAACGGCTTCTGGTATTTTTAGTACAGAATCCAAAGCAACCTGAGAAAACTCGACCTCTTTATTATCTTCATCCAACAATCCTTCCCAGCCTTTCAATTTCTTACGAATAACCTCTACAGCCGCAAGTTTTTTTATTTCTTCCAGCTCATCCAGATCAACGCGCTCAAAGATTGCTGAGAATGTCGATTTATCAAAAAAGCCTTTATCATTTTTAGTAAAGACCTCAACCGATGTTTTAAATGTTGGATTTAATGCAATTTTAAAAGACATAATTAACCTTATTTAACTACGATAGAAATTTCATCATTGCCTGTGTTAGGTTGCAATGTCAGACCCATGGAAAGCATCGCGACTCCATCACTATCTTGATAAGACGGATCAGTAATTTGCACTTTGGGCGCGTCAATTTGAATCACGTTGCCAGCACCTACGCCGTGCACTAATTGCATTGTGCTCAATGTACCCAAGCGCACGAGTTCATGCCATGCCTTGCTGGCTACCGTCGTCATCTCAATCGTTGCATTTCCGCTTGGTTTTCTGTCTGTCATGTCGATTGACTCAACAGCTATCATGTTTCGATACACAATCTGGTTATTCATTGCTAATGAAAACTGGGACGCCGCACCTGTCACACCATGGATGCTTAGAGTAGGAGTGTTCAGCTTGTTAACTGCAAACGGATCTTTGAAGCCGGTGTAAACCGCGCCGGATGGGTTGGCTGTATCGGTCGGTGCGTTATAAAAACCAGTGAATTTAAAACGATAGACAGGAATCGATTTCGCGTTAAGATCAATTGATACATCACCACGACACCCAGTCATAACATGTTTGATACCATCTAAGAAATAATAAATCGTGACTGTTTTTAGGTTGCTCGTTACCGGCGCATAAGTAACACTTACACCCGCAGAAATTGTTTCGCTAAAACCGCAAGCTTGAAGCAATGGACCATAACCAGGAGCCGTCCCCAATGTACCAGACGATGCAAACTCTACCTCTATTTCCATCTCTGAACGACTAGCAACCTGCAACTTACCAGCATTCCCAAAATATGGTCTAACCACATTACGATCAACGAACTCAGCAACTACCGGCTGTGGGTTTGTTACTTGCGCTAATATTGCATTAGTTGCAGCAACTGGAACCGAATCAGTGCCGACTATTGTCTCAATCTTTGCCAACAACAACACGCTACGCATTAACTTTGCCATTTTTTTACCTCAAAAAAAAGGCCGGGATCCCCGACCTTTGTTTAACAGAAAACTACTAACTTATTCTTTACTCAACACCTCAGCCACCACTTCCTTTTTTTCATCAATAGGCATTCGCTTACCCGTCTTTGAATCGTAAACATACGAACCGCCTTGCCCTGCGTACTCGTCGGTTGTGATAGCCTTTTGTATTTCTTCTTCTTTAATCATTTAAATGACCTCGAATTCTAAAATTTTGAAAGTAAGCGTAAACGCCTGGAAATTCTTGATACTCCGCATCACCGTGCTCTTCTTCCGCCATATAACCAGGAATAGTCTCCATCGCCGCACGAATCAGCACCGGATAAGTCATTAATTGTGTGCGGGTTTTTGCGTAAATAAACACAGAGACAACATGCTGCACATAATCAGCACCATATACCCAGTTATTTTCTGTTGCGCTATCAATATCAAAAACAATAGCAGGGAAGGTGGGTTCTGGTGGCAGTTCAATTGCCCACGTATTTGATAGCGTCGCACTGAGCGCACTCGTTACTATAGAATGGATCGTCATTAATTAAGCTTTAAAATTTCCATTTTTGAAATATCGACAACGATATTCCCAGCGGTGGATGGCGTGCGGATCCCTGATATATCATTGTAATAATACGTGCCACCTTGCCCCGCGTACTGATCCGTCCTGATTGCGTCAATCACTGCCATATGATCATCCTTTTGAACTTAACAAATCACGCTCTAATCGTTTCAACATTGCATCAATTGCCTCTTGTCGCTTGTTAATTAAAGCCTGGTTAATAAACCGATACGGATTAATATGTTTAGTACCAAATTCAAGGAATCGCCAATAAAAAGGATCGTCTCTTCGCTTCCAAACTACACGCCCAGATTTATTTTTAACTAAAAAAAGCTTATCTATTTTTGCACGACGCAATTCACGCCCGTGACGCACGCCAAGATGATATTGCTCAACGCCTTCTGGAACGTTTTTCTCGCGCTTGATCGCAATGTTTCTGACTAATGTCCCGGTTTGTTTAAGCCCTTGAGATAACGCTAATGCTTTAGCTTCCTTTCTAACAATACCGCCAGCCGTTGCAACCATCCGACGCGCTGTTTTCTGTTTCATGTTTTCGGCCAGTTCGGCGAATTTTCTGGAAAGATCGACAATCCCGAAAATTACAACATTACCGGCCATCATTGCCCCCGTTATCGCACGTCAAAACCATGAAAACACGGCCATCTTTAAAATCATTGATATGTCGAATGTTATAATATTTACTATCACACAAAACACGCATTTGCTCAGTAACGCCTGAAAGATATCGGATCGTAAAAATAACGGTTTTATCTGCAACAACGCCACCTTGTCGCGTTGCTGATTTTTCTGTTCCACTTGAGTTGTTTCGCTCTGCCCAAATGTTTGCAGCAAAATCAGACCAGCTATCAACAATGCCGCCTTCAGCGTCTTTGCTTTGCGCACGCTGTTGAATCGTGATGATGCGATTTAATCGCCCCGCGCTAACCGATGTCATTAAAGCGAGTACAGGCGATAAGGATGGATCAGATTATCAACATAATCTAACTTACTGACGCTGCTACCAATATTTATCGATTCTCTATTTGCGTACCAATGCCCAATCTGCAACAACATCCATTGCTTCAATGCTTGCGGTGTCGATGCTGCGTCAGTATGGCCAGCATTAAACCTGACTTTCACCCCATTCACGCCGCTATAAGTCGACGGCCATGAATAACCACTAGCGGGGACTACCCAAGATGATCGATGATTGCTTGCATTATCTAACGTATAACTTGCCCCAGACAGCGTTTGCTCAACGCCTGCTGTATCGACATATTTGACCGTTACAATGCTGTTTACTGGCGCAACGGGTAGCTCAATCGCATCAGGGAAATTATCTAATGTTTTTTCCCACACTTGCGGCATGATCACGATCCCGGTTTCATTCTGACATAGCTCCCGCGCCGCTATGATTAACCCATTAATCAGATTATCTTCCGCGCTGTGCGTAACCCTTAAATGTAACTTGGCCTCAGCCAGCGTGATCGCTTCTGATGTAGGAGCTGTAATTAGTTTCAGTGACATTTAGTTATATGTTGGCCTTGATCTATTCGAGGTGCTACGTTTGCCGCTCTGCGATGCGATCCGTGATGATTTAACTTGACCAGCGATAAATCCATCTCCGATCGGTGCAGATATAGCAGCGCCGGTTACACTTGCTAATAAACTGGCGATAGCTTGCAAACTTGAAGCAAATCGAATCTGAGTTGATAAATTGCCATTCGCTACCGACTGAGCTACTAGGTTCGCAGCAAATCCAACGCCAACACTTAATGTCGCAGATAAAACAGCTTGCGCACTTAATGACGTAGCTAACGGCTTGGCTGTCAGCAAATCTGCAGTTATGCCAACAGTTGCAGCTAAATTAGCTTGTAACTGTGCAGCAGTACCGGAAAATGTTGCTGTTAGACTAGATTCAGACAATAGGCTTGCAACTAACGGCTTGCCAGTTGTTAAACTTGCGGATAACGTTGATGTGCTAGTTAAGTTACTATTTAAACCTGATCCGGTAGTTAAGTCCGCTGATACCGTAGACAACGCAGTTAAACTACTGCTAAATGTGATTGCAGTAGTTAAGCTAGCAGATGCTACAGATTGCGCCTGCAAACCAGCATTAAATTGCGCGGCATTGCTTGCAAACTCCGCTGTTAATGTTGATTGCCCTATTAACGAAGCCTGCAGCGGTATCGATGTTGTAAGCGCTGCTGTTGATGTAACTAGGGCAGATAAACCACTATTTAATTGAATAGCGGTTGTTAAATTCGATGTCTGCGTCGCTTGAGCTAATAAGCCGCTAGCTAACGCAATATTTGTTGTTAATGCTACTGTTACCGAAGATTGCGCGCTTAAATCAGATTGTAACGCCGTGTCATTTGCAGCCGGTTGGCCAAACAGGTAAATTACATTATTTTTGTGATAGACCGGCGGATTATTTTTTGTATACCTAACGCTGATTGCATTCGCATTCCGCCCGAACATATTCAAATCTGAATCTAACGGATAATAAGCTACTATATCTTGCGGTCTTACTAGGTATGGCGGAACGCCGCTGTGTAATTGCTGTTCTTCTCTTTCAGTTAAAATAACATCCCATAGACAATAATGAGCAATATACCCATCCCAATTCCTTCCGTTGTCATTCGGGCGATTGCCAATAACAAATTGCGCGCTTGTTAGCGTTCCCCACCAACTTGCAGCACCAACCCGTGTCGTTGTTTTTAACAGCTTGTCTTGTACAATCCGTGGATGCGTTGTTGTGTTTGACGTATCCCCAGAAATTGACAATGAGGACCACTGCCCAATCTGATCGCCCTTGGGCCAATGGATATAATTTGATCCAGTAACATTACCGAACGCATACGTTCCCGCGTTCGTAGCATTACACATGATGTCGTGATTGCCAGTGCCTTGCCCAAGAATTCTACCGAATGAACCAGCTCCCTCACCAACCCTTATAAACCATACGAAATGGGTAAGCGTGGATGGAAATGCATAAGATCCAAGATCAACGCGTCCGACTGATGACGCACCAAAACTTGATCCTAATTCAACTGACATGTTAAAGCGTTATTCCGTAAAATGAAAATGAGTTGGTATTTGCAGCATCGGTTTTAAGCGCTGCAGTCATGTTATGAGCAACAAACAGCCCCCAGTATTTCGGCAATACAGGGAGACCAAGTGCAGCAGCAACTGAAAACGGCCTAACTGGATATTGAGTATCCGATGTGTTAACCAAAACCGGAACAAAAATAGCCGGAACTACAGCAGCACCTAGCGATGTACTAGTCAATGTTTCAGCGCTATCAACACCATCCAAAACATCAAGCGGCGCAGTTGTTAATGATTCATCAGCGCCCCAAACAAATACTTTGAGTCCACCCGTAATCGCTGGCGTAGTACCAACCGTAAACAATCCGCTCACGATAGCGTCAATGTATTTGTCCGCAGTATTATTTATTTCATTTGATTCTCTACCAGCAACAAAAGATGATGAGCTAGCTAACCCTGATAAATTAATCGTAATCGCGCTATTACCACTGTAAGTTAAAGCCATGATTAGCCCCTTCTGGCAATCCCGACATCTTCTTTCGTTATATCGCCAACATAACCCATGATTGCAGCCGTTACAGTTCCAGTCGTTTGATTGCCGGTATTTAACACTTGCTCAATCACTTTCGCATCACGTGTGCACGCATTTAAAACATTTGCGCCATTCGTGCCACCCGCTGACACAGACGCACCAGAAACTCCGGTTGGAATTGATACGACAGCATCTTGCAAAGCAAGTCTAATGTTAGATTTCGACGCATTAACAAATCCATTGGTTACATCAAGCAAAGCCCAAAGGTTATCTCTTTTTGTTTGTGACAATTGCAGCCTAGACCGCCAAACAGTTAAATCAGGCTCAGCCGATGGAATGGGATAATTTGTACTATTAGGAGTGTATCTATCCCAAAGCACAGCATTTACAATTTCGGCTACTGGCGCTTCAGGATTCCAGACCTTAAAAGCTGGCGATGCTATTTGATTAAGTAAGTCCCTTATTGCAAAATCGCCGTCTTCGTCATTTTGAATTGCGCTATAAGGCGCCGTGTTCTCGATGAATGTTCTTAGTGTTTGGTACTGAGTAGTCGTTAACATATTAGCCTCTAGTTATCAATCTGGAATGAAAACGCAGCAGCAGCAAAACTCGGAGCTGGATCGCCGTTATTAACTGTTTTCGCAGTCGTTAAAGCGCCATATACCCAACAATTCCCAGCACTAGACGCATCAAAAATACCAATATGCGTTACTGATCCCCAGTTTGCCGTTGGAGCAGGAAAGGTTATAGTCCCGTTATTGCTAGTCGTTCCGCCTGTTCCAGAACTTGCCGTGGTTGATCCAGCTGATTGCGTTCCAGCAAAGTTAGCCAATGATGCCGTTACTGCAACACGCGCATACGATCCACCAGATACCTCAGTTCCAGCCGCGCCGGTTTCTGTTGGATCGCTAGTAAATAGTGCAACGTATAAAGTTGCCGGAGCTCCTAACGCCTGCGCTCGAAACAATGCATCAATAATTTTATTTTCTGCATAATTAGTTAAAGAAGCCATTCTTGAATCCTTTTAAAAAAAATCCGCTACCCTGAAGTAGCGGATAATGCACGGGAGAATGTGCCATGGTTAAGATTTGGATTTCTTCGCTTTTTTATCAGAAGCGCTTTCATCCTGTTGAGGTGACTCTACAGAAACATATTCAGCAGCCTTGCAATCTTCGACTAAATGCCTAGCAAATTCCGCACTGACTACAAGAATATCGCCATTGATCAACGTGCCATACATTGCTGTCACCGCTGTTCTGATTATTTTTACCTTCACGCATTCCATAATAAATCACCTCAATAATTACGATTAAGCTGGTGTTAAATCACCGTAACGAACTGCCGCTGGACGTTCAACTGCGAGCATACAACGGCGTTCTGCACGGATCGTAACCAGGTTTTTGGTGAAATTATCAGAATCGGATTCTGACAAATCAATGATTGTGCCTTCACGGTTGTAGAAGGTTGCAGCTTGCGCTAACGATGCAACCAAAACATTATCTGCGCTTACCGAATTAGTAATTACCACGCGCGTGCCGAACAGAGTAGGGGAAATATCTTGACCTGGATCACCTAATAAATAACGGTTTTGTGAGTCTTTAGCAAGGCGCATGGTCCACCAATCCGCAGGATTCAACATGATGGTGTCAGCAGGGTAATCAGCAGCCCAACAATCACCGAGAATCTTGCCGATCAAGTCAAAACGGTTATTTAACAAACCAGCGCCGGTCAATGCTGCAGCGGTGTAACCATGCGCAGTAAAATTGCCTGACTTAATAAAGCCGCTCATGTTGGGAGCGGTGCCATTACCTGCAATGATTTGGTTCTCAACGCGCAGATCAACGCCATAGGCCATGCGCAGATTGATATAAGCTGCCAGAGCAGCATTATCATTAGCCAATTGACGAGAGATTTTAATCCAGTGCGCAACAGTTGCCACTGGTTCAGTCACCGCCGTTGTTGTCACAGAGCTTTCTGGTTTAGCTAACCCTTCAGTGGTTTCTGCTGCCGCATTGGTGAACACATTTTCGCGAACATAATCCACCGCATTAGATGAAGTTGGCAAGCCCGTTATCAGACTTTCTAGCGTTAAATTACGGAAAGCGCCTCCAACTACACCTGGTTTCCGATCTGCAAAAGTATTACCAATCGCATTGGTTACCGTATTTTTAACTTCAATACGGACTTTCTGAGATTGCCCACCAACAAATGATTTATATTGATCAGATTTAACAAACAATCCACCCATCGATTCATCTTGCTTGGTTTCACCCAGAAAACCACCACCGCGCTGTTTTAGCTGTAGAATTTCATCAGCTAATTCACGCTGTTTTAATCCTAAATTGTCTATAGCGGTTTGTGTATCAATTGATACTTTGCCGATTGCTTTAAATTCAGCATCTGCTTTCTCTGCTTGCGCTTTCAGTGAATCTTCAATCTTCTCAAGACCTTTCAATAATTCTTCTGACATTTTAATTTCCTTTTATATTCAATAATATGAGGTTAATTTTTTCCTGCGCTGCCTTCTCTGCTGCTGATTTTTTATCAGGCTCCCCCTGAGAAAAAATAGCTTTAGCCCGACCGACCAGCGCTTCTGTCAGGCCTTTGGAGAGACCGCCTGCATCCCGCAGGAAGCGCTCAAAATCTCTGATGGTTTCAATAGAATCAATGTCGCTTTTGACTGAATTAAGATCGATCCTGGCTTGCGTTTCCATCGGAAATACAACCGGACTTACCTCAGACAGCAACGTAATGTTTTTTATGATGCGATGGCTCATATCAGAACCAGGCACATAGTCATAATCATTTTTTGATAATCCGTACCCAATAGAGAGACCATCTAATGTCCCATGTTTAAGCGCGGCATAAGTATCGTTTGCGCGCGCCATACCGAGAGTAAGCTCGCCTTCAACCCATAGTCCGTGATCGTCTTCTTCTGCTTTTAACCACTTGCCAATTGGCAAATCGCTGCTTTTATGTTGTAAAAACATTTTAGGCAGGCCGTTGGTTTCCAATGTTTTTTTATAAGCCCCGGGAAGAATTGTGTCTCCACCATTATCGATAGAATTAAACACCGAGGCATAACCAGAAAATTTCCCAGTTTCTCCATCGGTTTTAATCTGGCAATCACTGAAGGATAGGGTCTTGTGGAACATTTCCACCTCCGTTTTTGGTTTTTCCTAGCATATTGATGGGTACTAAATTAATCTGAGCAGTCAATTCATCGCCGCCGACTATCGGCTCATCGTTTTCTAATTGCCTGCATTCATTGCGGGTTTTAAGTCCGTTTTGTACAGCTTTTGCGTAAATATCCATGCGGTCTTTAAGGCTGGCGCGTAAAAGCCCATCAAAATTAAACTCAACCGTATATTTAACGCGTTGCTCGCTGTTCAGCACACGTTTACGAATAGCTTGTTCAATATTAACAAGGGCAGGGCGTATGGTGAATTTGTGAAAACCTTCAATGATTTCAAAAATACCTTCACCCCACGCCGTCACATCAGAGTGATTGATCAGCACACTAGGCACGCCAAACCACCGCCCGATTTCCTCGATCCCGAATTTTCTACTTTGCAATAACTGCATATCTTCAGGACTTAACGTGATTTGCTGGTATTTCATGTTAGCTTCCAACACATAAAGCCTTGCCGTGCTACCGGTTGCCATTTCTGCAAAATTGCGTTGAATGGCTTCGCGTTGTTCTTTCTTTAGAATGTTATCTACCATCAAAATGCCAGTTGGTTTGCCGCTCGTCGAGAAAAGTTTATTCGATGCGTTTTGTGAGTTTTTTATTTCATTCGTGGTGGCTTTCATGTAATCCAGCTTTGAAAGCCCTACCGTGCCATTGCCCATGCCTTTGATATGCAGCACATTCTCTGCTGCTAACACGGCCAAATCTGACCCGATGCGATAGTGATAAACCACATCTCCATTTCCCATGACTACGGTTTCTACTTGATCGGATGACATTGGCCATAGCGCATAGGCTTCGCCTTTTTGGTTGCGCTCAATTCGTGCATATCCGTTGTTACGCAAAGCCAGATTAACGATAATCGCCATCCAAAATTCACACGGTGTCATTCTGCCATTGGGCGATTCATGCAGTAATGACCATAATTCACTTTCGCGCGCAATGTTCCGTTTGCCTTTACCCATCTCTTGGTAAACCATCAATGGCAACGTTGAAATGGTCGATGAGAGCAATTCAACACAACGCCACAGCGCGGAAATCTGCAATGCAGCATCGACAGACATCGATGGTGTATCTTCTACTAAGCTTGTCGAGGGCGATTCAACTTGCACGCCGCTTGATTCACTTAAACCACTGCTACCGAATCTGAATATTCTTGAGAAAAAGCTCATGCGTAGAGTGGTGTGTTAATAAAGTCGTCGAGGTTGACTGTTTTTTGATTGCCGATTGCTACACCCGCGCCCATGACTGCAGCAACAATCAAGTCAATTCGACCGATTGCTTTTTCTTTGCTTAGCTTACGATTGCCAGCTTCATCACCAACCGTTACCGCATTGGACGCATTCCACGTCAAGATAGGATTACCATCATGGACAACATCGCCATTTAACAACGCAGTTTCGAATTTATCCAAAGCGGGTGACATATCTTTATAACCTTGTCCGAATGGCACCATCTCAGGAAGCGGTATACCTTCGTCCTCGGCCATTTGTCTTAAATCTTCGATGCGCCAGCGGTCAAATGCTATCGATTGAATTTCAAACATCGATTGAAGCTGCGCTATTTTCCTTACAACAGACAACCTGCTAACTGCACGCCCGGGAGTTGTATCAAGATAGCCTGATGCGCGCCACGCAAGATAAGGCACGCGGTCTAGTTCTTCTTTTCTTACTAAATCTTCATCTGGCAACCAAGCAAAGGTTGCGAGCTGCCAAGGCTGGCCGTATTCTTCAGGTTCAATCCACAACACTAGACCAGTCAGATCTGTTGTCGATCCCAGATCCAATCCACCCCATGCGCGCCGACCTGTTAATGCTTTCCAGTCATAGGTGCGTTTTGCACGCATCCAAATATCTGCAGAGATCCATGGATTCTTTGCATCAGTCCATTGACAAAAATTAAGCCTGCGCACTAATGCTTCTTTGCTCGGCATGCCGCGCGCTTCGTTTACTTGTTCCCGGATATATCTAATTCCGGGTATTCCTGCCTCTAAGCTTGGATTCGCTTTGTGCCATGTGGATTCGTCCTGAAATGGATCGTCTCCATCATCCAAAGCGCAAACATAACTGAAGAACGAATCATCGACAGTCATTCCAGATGCGACGCGTATCGCGTAGTCATGATATTGCCAACAAGGACCGTTTTTGTCAGATCCTGAATTGGTAATCATGAAAATAAGCGCTTGCCTTCTGCTTTTTGTGCCAGCGCGCATCATTTCCACGGCAATGTTTGTTTTATGCTCGTGGATCTCGTCGATCAGCGCTACGTGTGGTCTCGGTCCAGACTGGCCGTCGTCCGACGATATTGGCCTGAAAAAGCTGGATGACTTTAGATAGGCCAGATTCCAGACTGATTGACCAACACCACTTTTTCTTAAATTGGTTGATAAAGCCGAAGACTGATCAGCCATCGCCACTGCGTCACGAAATAAAATCATCGCTTGATCTTTCTTAGTCGCGACCGCATAGATTTCAGCGCGCGCTTCATGATCCGCAACCAGGCCATATAAGCCAACACCAGCAGCAAGCGGTGACTTACCTGATCCTTTCCCTGTTTCTACATAAGAAACGCGAAAGCGCCGGTATCCTTCAACATTAACCCAGCCAAACAAGCTACCGACAATAAACTTCTGCCAGCCGAGTAGGCGATAAGGCTTGCCTTCGTATTCCCCACCATTTAGCCTCAGGATATCTTCATAAAAACCGATAACCCGCTTGACCTTATCCAGGTCGAAAAAAAAGCCGCGTTGCGCGGCTTGTTCAAGATCATCCAGGTGTCGCTGACATGCATGTCTTACATGCGGACCCGCAATGATTTTGCCTGATATAACTTTTCTAGCGTAGGTCGTTACAGGATCACGTGAAGTAGTTTTTACCTTCATCCGGGAATAATTCCCCCTGAACACTAATCACATTAACTCTAGTTCTTGCGCTTGGAGACAAACCAAACTGCTGCAAATATTTATAACAATCTTCCATTGCTCTATTCGCAATCGCTAAGTATGGGTTTTGAATAGGGTAGCCACTAGGGGATTTTATAATAAGACCATCCCCACCATTTTCCTGTAATTTTTTAATTTTTGCCTCGGCCTGCTGCCATCTTCCGTAAGACTGACAATACAAAGCCAAAGCAGCGGTATCGATATCAGTAACAAGACTATATTTCAATAAAAGTTCTGAAATCCGACCCCACTCTGCTGCTGCCTCTTGAGACAAATGTTCAGGACACTGAGGTATTTCAACGCTCGGTCTCAGCGTTACTGGTGGATTATTATGACGGGACTTTTTTCCATCCAGCCATCTGACGTTATCTGGTTTCGGTGCCGGACCTGATTTCATGCTCGAAATAGCTCCCCTTTATTCCCTGTGAATTTTTCCCATCTTTTCACTGCCATATCAACATATGCAGGGTTTAGTTCAACAGCGTAACAAGTCCTGCCAGTTTCTTCAGCCGCAATAATTGTTGTTCCAGATCCGCTGAATGGCTCATAAACCGCCTGCCCTGGACTAGAGTTATTAAGAATCGGTCTGCGCATACACTCAACAGGTTTTTGTGTACTATGCCCCGTCTCGTTTTTTAACTGTTTATTGATATTCCAAATTGTTGACTGCTTTCGATCTCCTGTCCAATTGCCACTTCGCTTTTCTCTCACGACATACCAACAAGGTTCGTGATGGGGATGATAATTGCCACGCCCTATAACAAAATTACTCTTTGCCCAGATAATTTGAGTTCTAATCGAAAATCCACAATTAACCAGAGACTCAGCAACAATATGGGTTTTTAATGACGCATGCCAAACATAGGCAACATCACCGGGGAAAAGTCGGTATGCATCAGACCAATCTGCAATATGATCATTAAGCACTTTACCTTTAGCCACATTACCAAGATTTAGCTTTTCTCGCCACGATGCATCATATTCAACCCCGTATGGCGGATCAGTGACCATTAAATTAGGCTTTACATCTCCAAGAAGCTTACTAACATCTAATGGATTGGTTGATGATCCGCAAATAATTTTATGTCTACCAAGATGCCAAATGTCTCCAGTCTTTGAAATAATTTCATCATCAATCTCTGGGACATCATCCTCATCAGTTAAACCAACAGTCCCGTCAACATGCTTGAGCATTTGATCAATATCTTTACTG